TGGAAGAGTGCAGCAAATACACCCCGCAGTATTTATACTTTTTAAACCCATTAGGCGGCTTTGAAAGTGTGCGGTGCAGCATGGCATCAAAAGACAAGTACAACGTCAGCAGAAAGCAATTCAAGCGCAATAACTACACATTAACGGGGGGCAATACCTACGCCTATGATACAACCAAACACGGTATCACCAACTATGCAGTAGAAAAAACCAAAGAGGTAACACTTAACACCAACTGGTTAAACGAGACCGAATTTGAATGGCTGCAAGATTTGATTGCATCTCCCGTTGTGTTTTATGGAAATAGTGCTGCTGCCGTTCCTATCCCAGTTAACATCAGTGAAACAAGCTACGAGGTGTTTGACGATATCGACGGCCCGAATAATCTGAAAATTACTGTCCAATATACTGAACCGGAAAGGTTGCAAAACGCATGAACAACGTAAGATTAGTATGCGGTGGGGTAAGTGTTGACCTGCCGAGTGATTTTGGAATACTGATAAACAAATCCATTGCCGATATTCGGGAACCCGAAAGCCGCAGTTCTGATTGGTCAAAGACATTCACGCTGCCCGGCACAAAGGCAAACAACAAGCTGTTTACCCACTTGTTTGATTTGAATTTGAGCATACGCAATACATCAGCCACGAATTTCAATCCCGATTTTAACCCAAACCTGAAAGCCGATGCAATCTTGCAAGTTGATGAGGTTACACAGATACAGGGTTTTATCAGGTTGTTGGGTATAAAGGTCAATGACCTAAATCAAATTGAGTATGAATGCTCAATGCACGGGGAACTGGCTGACCTATTCGCTAAGATTGCCGATGAAAAACTTATAAATTTAGATTTTAGCGAATACAACCACATTATCAGCGACACTAACATTTTTAATTCGTGGGATACGAGCATAATTAAAAACGGAAGTGCATTTGTAAATTTTAGTGGTAACGCCCCGATTGGTGACGGCTACGTTTATACTTGGATGGATGACGGCACTTATGCCGATTACAAAAACTTGAACACCGAGGATATGACAATTTGCCTTTACGCAAAAACAGTAGTTGACAAGATATTCAGTGGTGCTGGTTATTCATATACATCGGGCAGTTTTTTCAATACACCTGAATTTAAAAGAATGGTGATACCTTGTCCGACACGTTATCCGATATTGACACAAGATGCGGTTGCGGACAGAACTATTGACGTCAAAAGAAGCAGCGATATTGTGGTTTTGCCATTAGATAAAATAATTTTTAATGCCGAAAATAGCGATCCATCAAATCAATATAACACAACAACCGGGGTATATACCAATGACTATTCGGGTATTTATGATTTGTTTTTTGTAAATAAGGCAACCGTATCAGGTTTAACCAATGGTGATGCTTATGGCTCTATTTATGAGTTAAAAATAAATGGCAACGCAGCAAGGATTTTATATTCAGAGAGTAAAATTGCAAGCGCTGGAAGTGTTACATTTGATAGTATTTTACCAGTCAATTTCATTTACTTAAATTCTGGCGACACGGTTGAGCTGGAATTGCAATATGTTTACAATTACACCACAAATACATTTCCAGCACTAACCTATACCTATACGCAAAAAACCAACAGCCGATTTTTTAATCAGATTTATGATATGGGTTGGGGATACAACAAGCCATTAGATTTTGCAGGGTTTTTTACAGGCGATACAAAGCAGCGTGAATTTTTGAAATGGCTGTTTACAATGTTTAATCTTTATATTGAACCTACCGATATAGATAAAACACTCACCATTTTGCCCCGTGAGGAATTTTATACTAACACAGTGAGGGATTGGACACAAAAAAGAGATATATCACAGCCGCTTGAAATTGTACCAATGGGCGAATTGGATGCAAGCAAGTATTTATTTACCTATGCAGAGGGCGATGATGATGATAACAATGCGTATAAACAGGAGTTTGACAGAATTTATGGCGACAGAACTATTGTAATAAACAATGATTTTATTAAGGATGAAAAGAAAATTGAAATCGGCTTCCAACCTACACTGATTGTAAAACCAGTCAATGAGCCAGACAAATACTTTGCAGGTAACTCAACCGACAACAAAGACGGCAAGGCAGGTAAATTGCGTATATTGCAATACGCAAAACAAAACTGCATCAGCTATACAATTTATTTAGGGGCAAAAACATCAGCAAGCACACCAAGTACAACAACCAAAACAATCTATCCCTACATCGGTCATTTTGATACACCACTAACCTCTACTTATGATATCAATTTTGGGATGCCTAAATATATCGGACTGCCTGCACGTACACCGATTACAAATAACAATTTGACAAATCAGTATTGGTCAAAATACCTGCAAGAAATAACAGACAAAGACAGCAAGATTGTAAAAGGTAAATTTTATCTTACCCCAGGGGACATGGAAAAGTTGTCATTCCGTGACTTGTACTTTTTTGACAACAATTATTTCCGGTTAAATAAGATTGAGGACTATGACCCAATCAACCCTTCGGTCAATATATGCGAGTTCTTATTCCTTAAAGCCGGGCCAACATTTACAGCCACAACAGGCAGCGTTAGTGGTGGTGGTAAAAATGGTAACATATTTAGCGGACAAGAGGAATACGACCCCTACGATGGTGCAAACAATCAAGGTAAAGTCATAAGAGATAAAGGCATTGCACTTGGGCAATTCAATCAAGCTGGCGATGGCATAGTTGCTGGGGATGCGGTCAGCAACTACGGCAGGGCAAACGCCGCATTTGCAACCAGTGGCACATCCTTTTTGCCCGGCAGCGAACGCAGCATCGTAATCGGCGAGGGTGTTCAAAATGTTCAAAGTGATGAAATATGGCTACAAGGCCACCTAATGACACAGGAAAATTTCAGCACCAACCGTATTCAGTTGACCGCAGCCACAACGGTAACTGCTGATTTATACAAAGATATCTACATCATGGATTGCACGGCAAACACCACGCTGAATTTACCTGATGCAACCACTTGTATAAGTAAGGCATACTATGTTTACAAAAACACATCAGCACACCAATTAAGAATTGAACCATACGAAGCGCAGGAAATAGACGATCATGACCACTACAATTTAAGCCAGCACTACGAATGTGTACAAATCGTGTCGGATGGCACACAATGGAGAGTAATATCAAAGAAATAAAATGGCACAAACAACAGTAGCAATAAATTTAGAGGCCAAAACCAAAGGCACGGAAAGCGTAAAGTCGCTGAAAACACAAATTAGGGAGGCCACAGCCGAAGCGGTATTGCTTGCCCGTAAGTTTGGTGAGTTCTCACCCGAAGCAACGGCAGCAGCGCAAAAGGTTGCCAAGCTGAAAGATGAAATGGGCGACTTCCAGCAGCGTGTCGCAGGTTTAAACCCCGATAAATTCCAAGCGATTGCAGGCGTTACGCAAGGTATTGCAGGCGGTATTTCTGCTGCCACTGGTGCAATGGCCTTATTTGGTGCTGAAAGCGAAGATGCACAAAAGACACTTGCAAAGGTTCAGGGTGCGATTGCCTTTTCGCAGGGTATACAGCAGTTGTTGGATATGCGGAACTCATTTGGGGCAATGGCTACCACGATTAAAACGCAGGTCATTACAGCATTTACAACGCTGAGAGGTGCTATGATGGCAACTGGTATTGGACTGTTAGTTGCTGGTGTTGCTGCTTTAATAGCTAATTTTGAAAAGGTATCTGCATGGATTAAAAATAGCCCATTTGGAGCATTGGCAAATGGAATAGGCGATGTAATTAATGCAATAACAGATTGGATAGGTATTACAAGTGAAGCACAACGTCAGACGGACAAGATGCTAAAAGATACCGAAAAAAGCATTAAGCAAACAGAAACATTTTTAGAGGCGAATGGTGACAAATATGATGCTTATACAAATCGTAAAATCAAAGCAAACCTTGATTACAAAAAAAAGGTATTGGAGGTCAATAAAGATGAAACACTTTCAGAGGCACAAAAACAGGCCATATTAAAACAGTTCCGTGATAAAGCTGACAGGGAAATAAAAAAGGCAGACAGCGAGCGTGCAGCCGAGTCAACAAAAGCGAAAAAAGATGAACTAAAAAAGAGTGAGGAACTTGCACAAAAACAACGTGAACTTGCCGAGCAGCGTAAACAAAATCAGCTCGAAATCAATGCCACGATGTTGGCACTTGACCAATCCACTCTTGATGCACAAATCAAAGCGGCTGATGCGGCTTTCGCCACAAAGGTAACGCAGTTGAAAAATCAAGGATACACGGAAAAGCAAATTGCAACCCTGCGTGATGCCGAACTTGAAAAGGTACGTACAGCGTTCTATGATAAACAAAAGGCAGACCAAGAAAAAGCCAACAAGGAACGTGAGGACAACTTTAAGCAAACAACTGAAAAGGAAATTGCAGATGCTCAAAAGGCAACAGATGACTATTTTACCATACAACAAACTGCCTTAATACAACAGGGCGCAACACAAGCTGAATTTGATGCACTTGAACTTAAAAGATTAAATGCACAATTACAAAATGCCCGTGATTACGGAAAAAGCACAGTAGATATTGAAAAAGATATTGCGGCAAAGAAAAAAGACATATACGACAAGGATGCCAAAGCCAAAGAGGACACAGAAAAAGCAAAACGTGCGGCTGAAATGGCAACCCTCGAAAGTGCATCGTCAATAATTGGCTCTCTCGGTCAGTTGTTTGGTGAAAGCGAAAAGTCGCAAAAGGCGTTTGGCCTTGCTCAAATCGCAGTTGATACCGCAAAGGCATTGACCGCAGCACAAGCCAACGCAATGGCTCCTACACCTGACAACGTGGCGACAAGTGGTGCTGCTGGTTTTGCTAAATATGCCGGATATGTTGCCATTATTCTTTCAAACGTAGCAAGGGCAAGGGCGTTGATAAAAGGTTCCGGTGGTGGAGGTGGAGGCGGTGGCTCTGCTGCTGCACCTGCTGCCCCGTCATTTGCACCTACCGTTGGCGGTGGATTGCCCGATGAGCAGCAGTTCGGTGGAATGGGCAGGGTGTATGTGTTAGAGGGTGATATTACCAAAACCCAAACCCGTGTCCGCAGGTTAAGAAATACGAGCGTTGTTTAAACCTACTTTTAAAGATATGGACTTGCCAGTTTACAAAATCATAGTTAATGAGGATGACGATACCGGGGTTGATGTAGTTTCTTTCGTGGAACGCCCAGCAATACAAAAGGACTTCATGCTGTTTAATCAGCAGTTTGTGGAACCGGGTGCAAAGGAAACCGAGGATGAATTTATCAGCAGGTGTATTCCGGTCATGATTGGTGAGGGCATGGAACAAGAGCAAGCCGCAGCCGTGTGTTATTCTAAGTGGGAAAGCCGCAAGGAATTTGAAAGCTACGATGACTATCCCGAAGCCGCCAAAGAAAATGCAAAGATTGCACTACGTTGGGCAGAGGAAAACGGCTGGGGTGATTGCGGCACACCCGTTGGCAAGATAAGAGCAAACCAGTTGGCAAACGGTGAAGCCATCACCCGTGAAACCATTGCACGAATGGCAGGGTTTGAACGCCACAGACAGAACAGCGACAAAGAACTTGGAGATGGATGCGGTAGATTGATGTGGTTAGCGTGGGGTGGTGATGAGGGCATTGAATGGGCGAGCCGTAAACTGCAACAGATAGACATGAAACAAGCGTATTCAGTGCAGGATGAAGAGAAACGCATTGTGACTGGCCCAGCAATGTTGGCCGATTTACCCATTTACCGCTATGATGATGTACGTGGTGAGTACTATGTAACCTTTGATGCACCTACCATTTGGACTATTGCCAAAAAATTTGTCCGTAAAAACTTCTACAAGGCCGTAAATACCGACCACGAAACCCCGGTTGATGGTGGTGTCCACATGATTGAGAGTTACTTTATTGACCGAGAGCGTGGTGTTATGCCACCCAAAGGATATGAGGATGCCAAAGACGGTAGCTGGTTTCTCACCTATTTAGTGGACAATGACGAATTGTGGGCAAAAGTCAAGGCAGGTGAATGGAAAGGGTTTTCGGTTGAGGGGTTTTTTGACATGGAAGAGCAAGACGAAGTCGTAACCCTGATGCGTGAAATAGCTGCCATGCTGAAAAATTTTGCATAGGTTTTTGGTCTTGTACCTTTTATGGTATGGATTTCAAAACAGAACTTAACGAAATGAAAAGCGGACTTGCGGCTTTTATGGCCGAAGTAAAGCAGCGTTTCAATGAAGTTCCTGCACCCGTTGAAGCTGCGTTTGGTGAGTTGACTTTGGTTGACGGTACAATCGTAGTATTTGACGGTGACGAATTAAACGTGGGTAGTATGTTATCGGTTAAAACAGAGGAGGGCATTGTGCCTGCCCCTGATGCCGTACACGAAACCACCGATGGCCTGCTTGTAACTACAAAAGACGGAGTTGTTGAACTTATCGAAGAGAAAACAATGCCCGTTGAGGAAGTTGAGGTTGAAAATCAATTCGCATCGCTGGAACAATTTGATGCTCTGCGTGCCGCCAATGAGGAAATGGCAAAGAAAATCGCCACCCTCGAAACCGCCCTTATCAATGTGTTGGGCAAAGTAGAAGAAACTTTCAGCGTGTTTGAAAAGTTTGCATCTGCTACACCTGAGCCGACCAAAAAGCCATTCGGAACAGCTAACAAAAACAAAGAGGAAAATTTTAATGGCTTTCTTTCCGCAATCAAAAAAATCAAATAATTAAATAATCATGGCATTTGACGTAACAGGTTTATCGAATTACACCAAAGAGGAGAGCTTAAATCTTCTGACCAAAGCCATGTTCAGTGCAAAAACCGCTTCATTGTTGAACGGTGCTGGACAGGTTCTCCCCGGTATCAAAAGTGCAGAAATACTGCCCCTGCTGTATTCTGACGTTTATTTTCAAACTGACAGCTGTTCTTACCAGACCAGCGGTAACACCACCCTTTCAAAGCGTACTTTGACCGTAGGTAAAGTAAAGGTACAGGAAACCCTTTGCCCCAAAGACCTCGAAACCAAATACACTCAAAAAGCTTTGAATGCTGGTGAAGCTATCGACATGGGTGTTTTCACTGAGCAAATCGGAAATGAAAAAGCTGCTAAAATTGCCGAAGCTATCGAAACTGCTATCTGGCAGGGTGACACCACTGGTGGCGTTGGAAACAACGGCTACTGGGATGGTTTCTTGACTATCCTTGGCGACCTCGGATTTGGCGGTGCTGGCGACCCTATCAAAGGTAACGTAGCCAACGCTTACACTTCTATCACTGCTTCAAACATCGACGACATCATCGGAACAATCTACGGTGTTATCCCTGCTGAACTGCTGGGTAAATCTGACCTGTTTATCGCAATGGGCGTTGACACTTTCCGCAAGTATCGTCAGTGGCTGGTGGGTGCTAACTTGTACCACTACCCTGCTAACGAAGTAGCTGAAATGGAAATCATCGACCCTGTAACTGGCATCAAGATTTATGGCCTGCACGGTATGAACGGGACAGACAAAATCGTTGCTGGTTTGTGGTCTAACTTCTGGTTAGGTACTGACATGATGAACGAAGAGGAGAGCTATGAGTTTATCTTCAACCCTTTCGAGCGTCGCGTACAATTCCACGCTGCATTCAAATATGGTGTTCAGATTGCTTACCCTGAGCAGGTAGTTTATTTCTCACTGTAAACATTAAGTAAGTTACCAAATAGTAAGTTAAACCCGGGGGGTGGGGATACAACCTCACCCCCTTTAATTTAAAAATAAAATATGGCTTGTGTACTCACCACCGGATTTACCTTGGATTGCAAAACCGCATCCGCAGGTATCAAAACCATTTGGCTCGTTGAATTTGATGCCAAATCTACCCTAACAAAATCAAGCGGAGAAGTTTCCGCTCACACCTTGTCAGGTGGCAAATCTTACTTCAAATATGAATTGGAGAAAGAAACTGCCTCAATGACTTGGAGAACTATCCCATCAACCGAGAACGGCACTGT